TTACATGGGCCTACAACAATACTTTTATTAATTGTGTACAAGCTGGTATTATTATGGGGGTAACTCCTGATCGCACCTCTACCCGCGCTTACAATAACATTTTTACTGGGACAAACCAAGACCAACAGTAAAGGTTGCAACAGCCGTACTAGCATTCACATTCTGTAGAACATGTACACCAGTAACCACTGCATCTTTAGGAAGCCACGCTTTAGTCGTGGCACTGTCAGTACGAGCAACTGGAATAACCAGTTGCATGGTACAACGACGCTTTGGATAGGAGAGAGTAGGATTGGTATAACTCATATTCTCTCCTTATTTATTAAGCGCCAGGGCTGCCGTAAATACCACGACGATCGGTCCAGCCGAAGCTGTAGCGAGCAGTCGCCTTGTATTTGGCATTCTCGGTGTCAAAATCCTCGTCCATAGTGAACTCATCGGCACGCCGCTCGAAATACTTCAGACCATCCTTAACGTCAGTTAGAATGAACCAAGCATCGGTGTCGGTTAGATAATGGTTAACCACAACTTCAGGAATCAGGCCCATAGTCTTAACAGCATTAATGTCGTTAAGATCAGTACCTACACGACCCTCGGTCTTTAGAATACGGCTAGCCTCGAACATCAGTTCCTTAGGAATGATTAGTTTGCGAGGACGAACAGCAATCTTCAAACCACGGTCATTGGTGAAACCAGCAATGTCAATACATGCTTGTTCCAGAGCAGCTTCTGAAAGGTCAACCGCAGCCGAAACACCGTTGGTGTAGGTGCCACCAGCAACGTTAGGAGCAGTGCTGTCGCCACCACCACCTGCCGAAGCAATTAGGGTAGCACCATCACCACCGCGATAGCTAGTATTGAACGCACGGTTGTATACGTTAGCAGCAATGATTTCCTTGGTTTGACGCATAGAGAAAGCAAGGGCTTGCGCCTTCTTCTTAGCCACAACATCATACAGGTCGTCATCAAATGCTTCACGAGTAACCACAAAGCCTAGACCGTAGGTTACGTGCTGATAGCGTGAGGTGAAACCTTGACGCATGCTGTCATAAGTAATACCACTAGCTTGGTCCTTAACAACAGCAAGACCTAGACCTGAAGTACCAACATCCTCTTCAAACGCACGGCGCGAGGTGTTCTTTTCAAACAACTTGTCCCACTCAACGGGATATTCAGCATAAGCCTGACCATACCAAGTGTTAACACCGGGCCAAAGGCTTTTTGCAAAACTAGAGGTAGTAACAATTCCACTCATTTATTATTCTCCTTAAATACCAGTGGTACCTACGCTCTTATACTGATGGCGGTTGAAACGCACAAGCAGTTTAGCGGAGGCGCCCATTTCATTGTCGGGCCGACGAACAAGACCTAGAATTTGGAAATTCAGAGTCGAGGTAGTAGCTTCAGTGCCAAAGTCAATGTAGGCAGGAGAAACAACAGTAGCAGAAGTACGGGTGCCGTTAGCATGGCTGGCGTTTAGACCAACATCAGCAGCGGTGGGGGTACCGTTTGAAGCTTCAACTTCCATCACCACATCAGGAGCATCGGCAACAAGAATGTAACCAGCACCAGAAGCAGCAATTTGAGCAGCAGCGGGAAGATCCAGAGCAGTAGAACCAGTAGTCATGCCACCAGCAGGATCAAACTTAGAATGCATGATACCAACAACAATGCCGATAGGCACGTCAGTGGCACCACACAGATCAGCGGTAGCAATGCCGTTGGCATCGGTAGTACCACCAAGTTTTACAACGTCATTTACCAAAATCTCGTCAGCAGCGGACGCGACATAGTAAATGTTGGCTTGGCCGCTGTAGGGAGCACCAGTAAGGTGCTTTACAGGACGAAAGCCGGAAATACGAGAAGTATTAGCCATTAGCTTATTCCTTTATTAAAAATTAAAACAAGCGATGGCCCACAGAATCAATTGACTTCTAGCTTGCCGTAATCGGCAGCGCGTCGGGCATCGCTCTTCATCGTTGCCTCAACCGCATCAAGTTCTTCTTGTTTAGCACGTTGGTCTTCTTTATACCAATCCTCAGGGATTCGCATAATAACAGCCTTAGTACCTTGACCTACAGAAAAATGAGCAGCCGAGCCTACAGAACTTGTATTGTCAACACGCTTGTTACCAATTGCCCCTACTTGTTCTGTGGTGCAGACTTCATAGCCAACACCCTTCAGTAGTTCTACACGATCATCTACATCGTTTACAATACGGTATACAAAACCATCTTCCTTGTTCTTAATTGCAAGACGGTCGCGTTTGCCTAAAGAGGCGCGTTGGGGACGGGCACTTGCCACACTTGGAGTTCGAGCCATGATTTTCTCCTTACTTGAGGCCCTTAATGGCCTTTAGATCAGCAATATATTTTTCTTTGGTCAGAAGACCTGAACGCACTAGATCGTTCATTACTTTGCGCTCTTGTTCATTCATGAACGAGTCGCTGTCTTTTCCAGTTTGCTTTGAGCTACCACGGGATTGCTCTACCGTAGGGGCCTGCTCCTTATTAGGATTAACAAACTTGTTTGGAAATTCCTTACGCACAGCTTGTTCAACTTGCTTAAGCACCTCTGTAGGAGCCAAACCTTTAGATGCCAAATCGGCACCAATTTCATCAGCAAACTTACGCATATAGCCCGTGGTTTGATACCAGGGATTGCGGGATTGAAATGCATTCCATTCTGGATGAACAACAGTTTCCTCAACAATAGGCTGGTTTTTCACCTGCTCAATTTGAGTGAGTTGTTGCTCTGCCTTTTTAATCTCATCATCGAAAAGCTCAAAACTATCACCGTCACCATCTGCTAGAGCACTTTTACGTTGTGCCTTTAGTTGGTTAATGGCCTTTTGAACTGCCGCTTCTTCAACCCTAGTGTAGTGTACCTTTAGAGCCTCTAGAGCTTTGGTAACATTCTTAAGTTGTTTGTTTTGGTTTTCAATGCGATCAAACAGGGGTTGTCTACGAACAAACTCCTTAGCATCAATAAACTCTTCCTCATCTCCCTCAAACTGTTCTTTAGGGCGCCAGCCCATTTGAATAGCTTTTTCCTCAATAGGAGAGAGTTCAGGAGTTTCTGGTTGCTCGTGTTGTTCTAGGTTTTCGTCTGTCATTTTAATCCTTAAAAATTGCTACAACGTCTTCATCATTGATGATGAGATAAACGTCCTCGGAGCCGGGTTCTTGAATAAACTTACCACCAAACTTAGCATATGCAATGGTGTCTCCTACAGCAAGTTCTCCTACATAGTCCTCATGGCATTTGGAACCAATTTGTAGTACAGTGCCTTTGTCAACATTAATTTGCTCTTTACGCTCTGAAATTTCGGTAAGAATAATACCAGCTTTCTTAGCAGATTCAAACACTTTGTCGTGTTCTTGAATTTTAAAAGGTTTAACAAGGATTCTACATCCAGTAACAGTAATTGTCATTCAAATCCCTCTACGGTAAGATTTCTTGGGTCAATATCTACAAGGGCTTGTAAATATCCCTGCATATAGCCTAGAGTATCTGGTTTCCAGGTTGCTAGATCAGAGATAATTCCCCTACTTTGTTCTAGGATAGCGTCACGATAAACTCGCGTTACTTCGTTGGCTTTCCACTCTTTGATTTCGTTTGCTGAGACGATTTTGCGGTCTCCTTCATCTGTTGAAGTTTCTGTTGATGTTGCTGGTCACTTTGTACCATGCTTTGCTGTGCTTTAGTGCGTTCGGCTGCACTAAAGATATTAGCCATCTGAATATCAGAGGCTGATTTAATCATGGCGGATTCTTCTTGCTGCTGCATTTTCTGTGCATGGGCTTGAGCTTCCATTGCCATTTTTTGTTCTGCGTTACGTCCTTCTAGTTCCATTTTAACTTGCTTGGCCTGAATGTCCACCGCAGCCTTTTGCTGGTCTGCTTGGGCCTTCGCTTGAATAGCCATCATCTTAGGATCTGGAGGAGGGGGTGGTACTTGACCTGATTGTTGTACTTCATCGCTAAACAGCTCTTGCCAGTTAGGCTGTTCCTGGGCTTCTAAGACCCTTGAGAGCACCTTAACAGGATTGAACATAGGACCAGCAATCTGAAGCATTTCCATGAGGCCCTGGGCCTTCATAAGCTTTTCTTGTTGGCTGGCGGCATTAGGATCAGCGCCAGGAGATACATCACAAGAACTCTTGTCAAAGTCGTCAGGACCAATCTCCATATCAATTACATTAATGTATTTGTTAG